GGGTTTGTTGTGTTACCTGCAATGTCTGTTGGAGTAGTTGACGCAGTTAGAGCCGCCGCCCCAAGTAAACTAGAAGGTATAGATGATACTGTAACACTACTGGAACCTGATCGTGCTCTTACGCTCATAGCAGTTGCATAAATTGGATCACCTACCTCACCTGTTTCAACAACACTGTTGGTAAATCTAATAGTATAAGTTCCTGTATTTGGCAGTAATACATTAGTTTCAGTTATGTCTACAGAAACATCGTCACCTGGTTCAGATGTATCAGACACAGGCCCGTCGGAGTATTGAGTTACTCTCGATCCATTGTATAAAATTTCAATAGCATTGGCCAGAGTAGTGATACCGTCACCTACAAGAGAACCACCGGAGAACTGACTAATTAAATCAACAGTACATGGTCCTTGTACTTGCACATCATATATGTCCGCCGGTTTGTCAAAAGAAGTTAGATATGCTTGGTTATTGGCATTGTCAATAGCCCAGGTTGCCGGCTTGCTAAGGATTAAGTTATTAACTGTTGAAGTTGTTACAATTCTATTCCCACCGTTTTCTAAATTTAAAATATTTTCTAACTTTGTACTTGAATTACATACTCCACTAAAACCAGTGTAGACAATAGTAGGAGTTCCGCCAGGGGTGTTTCTAGTTCCTCTATAGGTAACTGCGGTTATGTCATTGAAAGACCACTCACTTGGGAAAATACTTTGACCCCAACTGTTGTTAATAATAGTTGGGTTACGTCTTCCAGTATCTGGATTTATTGGTTTGTTTCTATGGAATGCACGAATATAATCAAACACTAGACTAAAGTTACCACTGTTACCAGTGTCATAGTATAGGCTATAAATGTTGGCATCTCTAGCCCAACCCTGTGTATTGCCTGCAACAGTGCCTGCTACGTGCATACCGTGAGGATCAAGTAACCCAACATTATAGGTTCCAGGTGCACCACCTGTTACTTCAGGATTATGTTGATACCAGTTATAGTCTATAACTCTAGTGCCGCCCGTACCGTCTGCGTTTTTTTGAAATTCTGGATGCGTTGTAGTAGGCAAGCCAGTATCACAGATTACTACGTCAACATTTTTACCAGTGCTAGTAAGAGTTATAGTGCCACTGATAGTAGGACTAGTTCCATCTGAGCCCCAGTTGGGCACATTGGTTTCTCTAGTACATCTTAGCAAGCCCCAGTTCTTGTGAAAACTGTTAGTAGAACTTGACTTGTTCCAACTTAAACTAGATTGATCTATGAATGTTCCTGCACTAATTCCGCGCTCAGCAGGCGCAAGCTCTATGTGTTTTACTCTTGGATCTTTACTCAACTGTTCGGCTTCGTCTGCTGACATTAGGTAATGAGTGTTTCTACTTAAAGGTCTTAAGGCAGCACACTCAATTTCCCTGTCTGGAATAGGTGTTTGAATGCCATCAGCTGGCGCTGCCATTTCTTGGTAGAACGAATCTAAATCGTCTACATTATGCAATGTGACAATGTATTCATACACTAGTTTAGCCATGTTAAACCTCTAGTTGAACAGCAGTTAATGTGACTGTTATAGTGCCAGTTGATCCACTCTTGTTTGTTACTGCCGCCGGAATTATGTTGGTCACCGGAGACTCATTATTAAATCCAAGTGCGCCTGGAGTAATTAGAATAGTCTGTGCTCCGGTAGTAATTACTTCTGCAATAATTCCTGCATCTGGTAACGGATCTACGCCTTCTGTTCTTGCGGCATCACTAGTTCTAGCCGCATCACTGACATACAATCTTACCCACGCTGCCGCAGAAGTTTGTATTTTGTAAAGCATGTATCCCTTATATCCAGTAATATTTACGTTACCGGTAACACCGTTCATAATACTAGCAGTTGTTCCCTGTACTGCGGCACGAGCTACTAGCCCGCCGCCTGCAGGAAAATCTGCCCAGCTAGTAATAGTTCCGTTAGTTGTTAAAAATTTACCGTTGTTAGTTGACTGACTAGGCAATACCTTAGTCTCTGATAAGCTGGTAATCCATGTAGGATTAGCATATGAGCCAGTTGCAACTACTACGTCGGGTAAATCACTACCTGTAGCAGTGATAGTAATTGCTCCAGAATTGTTAACTAAACTAATTCCACCACCTGCAACAATAGAGCTTACTGGCAAATTAGTAAGTTGAGCGCCACTACCGATGAATCCTGTTGCACTAACAGTTGAACTAAAAACAGCAGTCTTATCGCCCTTTAGGCTTAACGCTCTTCCAACTGAAGTATCTGTTGCACTTCTTGTAAAGAAATCAAGCCTACCAGGCATCTTCATCATGTTAGGAGTGTAGGCTCCGTCAACTACAGCACTTATAACAGCATGAGTCATATAAGTTGTGCCATCAAAGGACTGGAATGACAAATCACCAGATTCGTCTTCAGCCTGCACTGCTAATGGTACATCAATTGTTCCTCTTGATCTAATGAAGCTAGTATTATTAGCATCCATCATGCTATGAGCTTGTTGTACTTTAAACTGTGCGCCGTTCATAGGAATATAAGCATTTTGAATTACACCTAGTCTTCCACCGTAATCTCTATCACCTATTTCAACAAACCCGCCTGCTTGAGTTGATGCAATGGCTAGCGTGGCATTTGTTGAATAAATCTTTGGAACTAAGTTTTCAAATACAAGTTGACCGCTAACAAGCAAGGCACCGTCTGCATTGCCTTCTGACGACGGCTGTCTAAACTGTAAGGCTGAACCAATAGCGTCAACAGTATTGCCAGTTGCAGGATAGTATGCTAATTGACTAACTCCGCCAAACAATACTTTTCCGTGATCTTTATTGCTAATAGTAATTGTATCAGTGTTTAAGTTAGCAGTAATAATAATGTCACCACCGGATGCTAGAGTCAGCGTGTCTGTAGGACCATCTGCAACGATGTCAGATGAGTTAACGGACGTAGCTGTTGCTCGGATACCTACAAGGGTATGGATTCCAGTGCTAGTTGAAGTTAAGTCAATGGCTATACTATCGTTAGCATCGGCAGCACTTGCGGCCAATCTAAATGAATCACCGTCAATCTTAACTACAAAATATGTTGATCCAGACATTAATCCGCCAATGGCACTACCGCCTACTGCTGTGTAGACAACAGTGGTTCCTGATGTAAATGGGTTTACTGGAATTGTAATTGAATTAGCTACAGTACTAACATCTGTGGCTGCGTTAAATGAATAAGTCCCTGATGCTGTAATAGTTACTAAAGGGTTAGAAATATAACCACTTCCAGGGTTGGTTACAATAATTTCTTCAACGTTAGTAGAAGCTAACACACCTTGGCATACACCGCCTGAACCAACGTCGCTAAATGTTAACGTTCCCGAAGGCATTGTAGTTGCACCGGCTGATAACGTGATAGAATTACCACTTACTGAAACTACTTTTTGGTTGCTTACAAATCCAGTTCCACTAACTTCCATGCCAACGTGTATAGTGTTAATAACACCACTAACAACAACGGTAGTTGTTAGCCCCCCAGACACATAAGTTGCTGTTGCATTTAGAGGTTTAATTACTGTAGTAATTGGTTCTGTTCTAAAACCACCGCCTGGTTCAAGAACCTCGACGTTAGTAATAACACCGCTACCGTTAATATATATAGTACCTCTAGCTCTCGCCGCACCAATTTCGCTAATGCTAACAAACGAACCTTGTGAGTAGTTTAATCCACCGTTTACAATTTGAACGTTGGCAATAAATGTTGGCGTAAGAATAGCGTCTGCAGTGGCCTGTACTCCACCGGGTGGGGGAGCTGATATAGTAATTGCTGGAACACTAGTATAATTAGATCCAGGACTAGTTAGTACAATATGCAATGTTGGATTAATTGATATTGTTTTAAATGATTCGCCTGCGGCAGTAACAGTTGCGCTGATTCGATCAGAGCTATCAGTATGGGTAAATGTAATACCAGTATGCGGACTGTTAACTAGTACGTTGGCAATAGTGTCAATAGCATCTTCAGCTGTAAATGTAGGAGAAGCAACAGCTACAATTCTACTATTTGCATCATCATATGTAAATGAAATGTTCGAATGCAAATTGTTGTTAAGCAACGCCCAAGTAGCGTCTTGAGCACGTTCGTCTGAATAAAATAATTTATTAGTACCTTCTGCTAGATTATCACTAGTCAACTGTACTGGACCTGTTTGCCCGTTTACACTAGTAACAGGAGAGCTAACACCAATACCACCGGGATACGGTAATCCTGTACTTGGATTGATTGCACCAACATATAATTGTTGTGTGTCAGTAGTGAACAATAATTCGCCTTCAACAGGTGTAATCTGTTGTCGTTGTGCGTTTGTTCCTCTTCTTAGTCGTAATGCCATTTATATCTCCTGAATTCTTTAGTCAACAAATCTGCCAAAATCTTGATCGCCCGGTGCGGGTTGATCAAATGTGCCAAAATCTATATTAGCACCTCCACCGCCTGTTATAGGGTTACCATTAAGTGTTAATAATCCACTATTACTAACAGATAGCTCATTTGTACCTAGATAAACGATGCTAGCAGTAATGCTACTGGTCAACGTCATGTTACCATTGATGTTGATATTTCCAGTTCCTGTTATATTTTTAGAATTTAAATTAAGGTTTCCGCCCAACATTGGGCTAGTATCTGACTGTACCGCTGTTAGTGCAGATAAATTTATAGTATCTGCGGTGCTGGTAATAGTAACTCCAGTACCAGTAAGAGTTTTAAACTTTAATACATTTCCAACTCTTTGTTTGAAAACACCAGTACCAGCACCAACGTTTTCACCTGAAATAGAATCAAACGCCCCACTAATAGCAGTAAAGCTGTCTTTAACTTTTCTAAAAGCAGTATACAAATCGTCGCCTGTACCGTCGTTTGGGTATGCACCAACGTTTAGTATTAGGTCTGGGGGTAATTGATATGCCATAAATGTGATCCTATTCTATATTTACCAACTTCTGCAACTCCAATATCTGGCCTTCCAACGCGGCCCTGGATTTTTGCAGTTATGTCTTGCTCTAAAACTTTTACGTCTTGCAGGGTTAGATTTCTTAATACGCATAGTTTTATCGCCAAAGTTCACTTTAACAATATTACCGTTAGGTTTGCGTACATAGACTTTTGATTTTTTAACATCCCCTGGAAGTTTTTTACCTAACGGAACATTTTTTCCTTGGTACTCTGCTTCATCTAGTTGAAATCCTGATAGGTGACTAAGTCCTATGGCATCAATTTCTACTACAATGCCATCGTCAACAAACCCCACAACACCAGTTTCTAACACTATATTGTCAAGTTCAATATCAAAACTATCTCCAACGCTAGGCTGTTCGCCTGGCGTGGACAAGATAAATTCTTTGTATCTCATATTATACCTTTCCTACGGCTA